TAGGGTCTTGGTGTAGTTACTGTATTTCCCCATCATCTCAAAGGCATGAGGTGGGGTCTGCCTGGCTATAAAGTAGTTCCTCAGGACGTTGTCAGCCCAGAATTCTTTCTTGGTCAAGACAAAGACGTAGAAAGGGGAGGAATACATTCTAGAGCCAGCTTCAATGGCCTCCTCCATCTCCTTGGCAAAGTCTTTACCAAATGAATCTAGGACATCACCAACAGTTTGAACAGGCTGAGGGACAGAAAGAATGTCCAGGACGGCCTGCCCTACCCTCTGCCCCTTGCTCCCGAACCTGTTGTAGTTATATCGACCATCAATAGCCCCCATTATTTCCCCCTAGCCCCCTTCCTCATCGAAATCCCCATTCCAGGAGCCTTTTTTATGGCTCCTGGCTTCTTGGCTAACGACACTTGTTTGAAGAAGGCTTTTTCTCCTTTTTTGAAGGTCGTTGGGGGGAAAGTTGGGTGTTTCATAGGGTCTTTTACTGAGGAGACCTTAGATTTCCCCATTATTTACACCCCTTGCCCATTGAGGCCATCAACTTCTTGTCATCCTTGATCCCGTGTTTCTGCTCTTTAATGTCTTTCTTTAAATGCTTGGTGACTTTCTTCCCTGGCATGGCTGCCTTGAGCATCTTTTTAAATGTCTTTTCGTCTTGTTCTTGGTCGTTAATTCCTCTCATTTTTTCCCCACTCTTTAAATTCAAAAGAATTTTCTAATTCATTTCCCCATATATCCCAACCTGGTGTTGCTTGTCTAGCAAATAATTCAACTCTTGGAACGTCGCCATGAACTGATGTGATGATGTCCCTAAATTCTTTTGGCTTTTGAGAGTGTTTGTTTTGCCTTTTGAATGGGAACCAACAGGTATCAGATCGTTTTATTGTTAGAGGATTTCCCTTTCTACAGTATAAAATATGCTCTGTAGTCTGGCAAAAAGCTCCTCCAAGGCCAAGGCCCATTGGTTTTTTAACCCAGGTTAGGAGGCAAGAAGGTTTGAAGCCCCAACTTCGAGCTACGTCATAAGATTTTTCAATGTGTTTGTTTGTTACCCAAAGGTATAATACACAATCTTTGTCTGATATTTGTTGAACTGTAAGAGATTTAATTTCATCAATAGTTAATGTTTTATATTCAGGATCTCTAAGAATACCACATTGTCTATTTTCCCATCCCCCCTTAACGCTCGCAGTTCGATCATCTACAAAAGTAACAGGCCAAGGGGGATCTGCATAAATAATCTTATACCTCTTCCCCTGAGCCTCTGTTTCTTCCATTTTATCCTTAATATGGTGCTGGCAACTGTCTAGGAGGTTCTTTATCCCTCTTAGCCTTTTTAGGAGCTGCAACACCCTTGTTCTTTAAAACAGCATCAGCGATCTTCTTAGCCTTTCCAGTTGGTCGTGGCATAGCCATAATCACCCCTACATTTTATTTTTGACGAGAGGGATGCTTTACAATTTTCCCTTTAGCATGCTTTGCCTGCTCATCAATTCCTGTGATGGTGTCATCAATTTCATATGACAGACCTTCTTGCTTAGGATACTCGCTGTGGACTACTTCTGTGGGCAAGTTTGCAAAACCAGTTCGGGATTTGCCAAAATCTTTATGAGTGTTTCCCATGAATTTATTCCTCCAAGGAATATTTTTTGTTTACATTTTGGATTCTATGGAATTAAAGAGTTTTTTGTCACTATGGAAGTTTAGGAGTTAGTGAGTTGATGAGTTAGTGAGTTGGGAAGTTAGGGAGTTAGGAAGTTAATTGTCTAACAGCTGTTAGACAAAGATTGCATTAAATTCATCTCCTATGGTATTCTCAAATCATAAATAGGTTGCTCTATTTGTTGGGGGAGTGCTTTATAAGGCTCCCTCAGTTTTCCCCACACACGTTAGGATGGTTCCCAAATTGTCGCGCAGCCTGTGCGACTTTTCCATCACACCCCTGCCATCTGAGGTTGCCCTTGCTGTTGAGGCTGAGAGTTCTGTGGTTGCTGTTGAGACTGTGGTTGCGCCTGCTGTGGTTGTGGTGCTCCTTGAGATGTCGTTGGCTGTTTCGCTAGCTGTTGCCTCTCCCCCTCTACCATCTGCTGAGTTTGGGACGTCATCGCTATTTGTTGTAGAAATTGGATAGCCTGGCCAATGTGGGTTAAGTCCATCCCCTCGAGCTCCTTAAGTAGTTTAATCCTATTCAGATCGGCTATAGACTTCTTCTCCTCCGCCTCTTCTAACTTTGAGATTCCCATGATGGTATCCAATCGACTTTTCTGGATCTTCTCCTCCGCCCCCGCCTTCTGAGACTCTGCAAATGAGATTTTGGTTTCATTATCCACCTGCATCTGCTGCATCTGGAGTTCAGCTTGTTGTTGTTCCTGCTGTTGCTGTTGCTCCTCCTGTGCCTTGATCTGCTCCATCAATTTATTCTTATTAGGAAGTTGCATGATCTCTAGGATGTATTCAGAGGCGATAGGGATGCCCATTTCTCTCAAATATAAACTTTGCTGGAGGGCAAGTTGCCTTTGAGTTGAGGTATAAGGTGCTTCCTCGACGATGCAGTCGTAGGTCGAAAATGCCCTGTTATAAAACTCTTGACTAGGTTCCTCATTGATGATCCTCATGACCTTCCCTGGCGTCCAGTTCTGCTGCCATAACTCCATGCAAAGAGAACCCAAGAGCCTTTGAGACTGGTCAAGATTGTCAAAGATGCCTTGAAGGGTGATAAGGCCAGCCCCTTGTCTAGCCAGAGCCAGAATCCCCGCCTTGTCGTCTATGGCTGAGCCCAGAAGCTCCTCATTGATCCCTGTAATTTGATTGATTTCATTAGCAAGCATCTCTGATAGCTGAAGGATGCTAGGGGGGATTTGTGGGGGTAGGATCTGCTCGGCGTCTGTCATCTGAGACTCGGCCTTCATTGCCAATCCCCTACCATCGCCACTCAAAAACACGTCCTTGGGGTTGACTAGGGCATTTTCCTTGTATTTCCACCCTGAGTTGATCTGGCTCTCGATCATGGACATAGTGGCTACCATCCTTCTACTATAGAGGAATTGAGCATCTCTAGCCCCTCTTATGATGCCCTGGATCCTCTGAGGAAAATATGGGATTTCAGGTTGGTAGTAACACCAGACAGGGACAAAATTATATCTATCAAGCCCGCTAGGGTTTGGTCCGTGGTACATCACCCTTCCCTGAAGCACGATTGCCGTTCTAACTGATGGGATTTCCTGTTTGAGGACGATTGTCTGTGGATAGGAGGCCAAGAACGCCCTCAAATCCTCGTCCTGTCCTCTCCATTCTGTTGTCTCGCCTGTTTCTGTATCTACGATGAGTTGAGCTGTCCTAGAGGACATGTATGAGTATTCGTCGTAGGTTAACAAATCCTTCTGGGCATAGCTAAATGACTCTGGCATATACATAAATTTGCCATCTCTGTTGCCTAAGGACTGCATAGCCCCTATCTCAGACTCTCTATCTGGCAACAAACTCTTAGCCTGCGTTCGGGATACATATTTCCTTATCCAGACTGACTGACAGTCGGAGAGATCCTTTTTCTTGAAGAATGGGTCAATCAAAAATCCATTATAAGATAGATTATCAACCTTCACCTCCCCATTGACAGGGTCTTTTGTCCAGTCCATCCAGACACTGAGGAGATTCATGCCAGAGGTACAAGCCCCTTCAAACGCCTCGCTAATGGTCTCCAAGACATGGCCATTGTTGTTTACGTGGTACATGAGCTTTGTCATCTGGTCAGCAGTGGCTTGGGAGGCTTGTTCTATGGGGTTAACTATAGTACTCTTCCTGTGCTGTCTCTGATACCCTGTGATCATATTAATTGATCGTCGAAGCCTGTTGAAGTTCCAGTTTTTTTTCCTGTAGATTGGACTCCCTCCTTGATTCTCATTGTAGAGGGCTTGATCCCCTGCAAGGAACCTGTTATCAATGTCGGCCTCATTCCAGTAGCTCTGGTTTAAAACTATGTTTTTATTATAGTCGTCCTCCATTCTTTGGAGGATATTCTTGTCATTGTCAACATAGAATTGATCTGGTACGTATGGGAAGAATGTCATATAAGCCCTTGTAAGAATTTTCTTTACAATAAGGGCTTAGGGGATTTTTGGGAATATATGGTTAGGAGAGGATAAAAAAAGAGCTTTTCAAAAGTTGAAGCTTTTGAAAAGCTCAGAGAGGGAACAATAGTCAGACAGACATTGCGAATCTCCTCCATCCTATAAGTTTTCGGGCTTTTCGTCCATGACTTTTAGATATAGACTGTATGTTGCGTTCTGCATCATCTAATTCTGTCAGCATGTTTAATTTTAAAATCATTCCATTCGTTCATTATAAAAGTTGAGTTTATACATATAAAATCGTATAGAAAAGCAGCAAACTCGCTATAATTATTATAAATGCATTTATCACTCATTATTTTTGAACTTAAAATACTTGAAGTTATTGATTGGATAATATATTTTTTATCTACTTTGGACTCATCAGCAATCCTTCCTAAAACCATATTAGCTTTTGTTCCTTCCGAGAATGAAACCATTATCTCATTATTTTTTTTAATTATTTCTTCCTTTAATTTATCTCCTGGAGTTATTGCAAAAGTCTCTCTGACATATACCAGCGCCTCTTCCTCTTTATCAAAGTACATTTTTTTGCTACTATGAGAAATACAGTGGCATTTTCCACAAAGAGTTATTAGCAAATCTGGATGCACTTGATATATTTCTTTATTATTAATATATGCTAAATGATGGACATTCAAGATGCCTTCATCAGACCCACACTTTTTACATCTATGATTATCTCTGTTGAGGACATGATTCCTAAGAATTATCCATTTTGTTTTTGAGTAAGGAGATCTTGACATTGTCTTTCGTCCATCACTTGCTGATCTATTTTTTTCTTAATCTCTATAAACTGTAGCAGATCAACGACCTCGGATCGTTTGTATATAGCCATGATGGGCTTGATGGTAGTATATTTTGGTGCTATCCCCCACTCCAACCAATGTAACATAAACTCTGACCCCTCAACGAGCCCTAGGTCAAAAAGGTCTTTGGCAACAAGGTATTCTCTCTCAGGCAACATCTCTCGAATAGATCGTTCTTTTGCCACTTGAGCTAACTTAGGCCGGTGTTCCTTCTTAGCCTTGAAGTAAAGATCTACAAACTCTTCAGGAGTGACTATAGCGTCCATGGTGGCCTAGTGATTGATGATTTTGATTCTTTTTTGTAGGGTAGGAATAGGAAGGATAAAGAGCAATGGGATTTAGCACAAATCTCCAGCTGTTGACATGATCAACACTCTCCTAACTATGACTAATCTATATATATATCTTCTTCTTCTTCAGAGACTGTTGAAGTGTTCGTAACCCCTAAATCCCTCTATCAATCCCCTTGTCTATAGCATTGTTCATTCCTGTTTACAATTGAGTAAAATTGCGAGTTATACTGAGCAAATCCTTGTTGTGAACAATGTATGATAATTGTATATGTGGTCGATCCTCCATGGCGTGATGTGAGGGGATTATACAGAGGTAGATGATGGACGACGATATGGAAGAGATGTATCAAGAGCACCGGAAGAGGAGAGATAGATACATAAATGCAGCGCTAGGGGCGATGCAGAGATGTTTTGAAAGAGCAGAAATTTTGTCATATGATGATAGCCTGGAAGAGGCTTCATGTCTCATAGCAGCCTTACCTTGTCTAGTTATTAGTGTAGTACTATCACAAAATCAAGAAGATAAAGTAAAGATTAATCTTTTTGAAGAGATTGTTGCTTATTTATCAAGATTTATTATCGACCTTAAAGAAGAGATAAAGAAAAAAGGGGAAAGTGTATGACGATTGAGGATGTTGTTGATAACGGGACGATTAATTGGTCGCCTGAGGGCGTAGAGAGAGAGGCATTCTTGGCGAGGCAAATGGAGTATGTTAAGGGGGCTTTAGACGGGCTTAAGGGTGTGGCTGAAAAAAAGAGTCTATCAGGGCTAACGCAAGAGGAGAAGATATTTGAGATTAGGGCGCTGCTGGAGTCCATCCCCTCGATAGTGATGACAGTTGTAATGAGTCAAGGACAGGCTCCGGAAGTTAACATTAATATTTTAACAAGTCTCGTGAACGTTTTTGACAACATTATAGCAGAGATGGTCGATAAGTTGGAGAGGAGCAAGGAGCCAACAGCCTATCAAGCGACAGTGGCAACAGCTGAGGCCGTCCTGGAGGATGTGAGAGAGGTGAATAAGGAACTTAAGGAGTTAGATAGTTGATAGGTTAGTGAGTTAGGAACTT